CTTGGTTAACAACACAATGCAACATATCCATAAATGGAATGTTAGGTATTGTTTGTCCGGTCATTAGTGAGTAGGCGCTCCTCAGCACTCTAGAAATACTCACATATTGTTCTGATCCATGTAGCGATAACTCCCTAATCGAAGTAGTCACGTTTTCCACGAGACGTTCTTCTAGATCAGCAGCACCCTTAACCCAGTATGGAATTTCCAAAACGACATGAATGTCCAAAGGAGCAACGATGCGACCTAAGGCTCTCTCATAACGAAATCCACGCTTCAAAAAGGTGCATGTCATAAGATCCTGAAATTGACCATCTTGGCCATCTTTATTGGTTGTAGTTATCTTGTAACCTAAGGACTCCATGCAAAGACTAACACTTCTAAAACAAAACATCAGTGCGGCATTATCACTAACTGTGAGAATAAAATCATCACCATAAACCACTTCACCAATGTCTGTGTGATAATTGGTTAGGCAACCAAATATCTTATCGTAGCACATGCGCATGTTGAGCATTGCTATTATTGAATTAATTATCACTGTGAGTGGACTGCCTGAGCATAGACCACAAGCACGAGTATAGGCGAAGAAGAGTAAAACGTGCCTACTATTCGCCAATGCCATAAATAGACATATTCGAATGCGGGCATTCTCTTCACCATCATCGTACCATAGGTTGATCAGTTCACAAACTTTCATCATCATTTGTACCGTGTGGGACACATCAAACTTATTAAAATCACCCGGAAGGGCTCTCCTAGATATTCCCAGGAGTAGTTTGAATAACATATCCCATTCCTCACTAAAAGGATTTATACCAACGGCTGCACCATTATACAATCTGCTCTGCATAAAATAAATGGAGAATGCCATAAAGTACATACGGACCATAATGAGATAATCCAAAGGACTACCAGAAACAAGGCGTAGTTTACCAGTCTTGACTTTTTCATGAGATTTCCTCTCATCTTTAACGAAGTCTTTAAAATAGACCTCTGGCACAACATTGTTCACACATTGTTTCTTCATGAACTCAACCCTCTTCTTAAGCCTGACAACTTGGGGGCTATCAAGTATATAGGGACCCTCAGATCCAAACCACCAGGTTTTTCCTTTGGTGCCCTTAGGAGGCATTTCACAATAAGGATATCCTGCTGATGTTTCCCTCGGGATTCCATCACAAAAGTCCTGTCCAACTATGCCGGTAATGGATTCTTCAAATGTAAAGATATTACGTTTGACATCGGTAAAATTGACACACCTCTCCATCTTAACATAAAGATGCAACATAGATCTGTGTAATAAGTCTTCATCAATAATAACTCTGTCTTTTGATTCAAACAACTCAGCTGCCTCAATTAATGGGTTAGTAACACTACCACCTTCACGTCTTATTCCTAAATTACAGGGCGCAGTGTTAGCAGGCCCCCATACTCCATACAACTTGGATTTGCCTATAACCGATTGCTGCGGAGCAAACATTGGTTTCGGCAACCTAAAATTGCAATCTAATGAGCTTACCATCTTAATTTCACCACATTCGACTCTAAATTGATTATGAGGGTCGAGCATTGGGTCCATTTCAAGGGCCTTCTCAACAAGATTTGTTAATGACAGGGGTACAGCTACTGAACTAGCACTTGATCCACCTGCAACATGCATTCCTACAATACGCTTGGATCCAAAGGCTGTTTCATTGGCATAAATTAATGATCCACAATCACCCAAAGTAGTATTGGCGTTATAAGCCATAACATACTTATTGTCATAAATGTTGCCCATTGCATCTTGTGCAGGCATGGCCAACTTACTCAATATAGCATCAGTGTACCTCCTTGTATCGTCTATAGGAGTATGCATGACAACCTTAAAAGATCGTCTATGTGAAAAGTGTCTTGGATCCATAAACAGACCAGTGACATTGGTGTGTGTATGCACACCCTTCACAAAAACTAGCATCACATCATACTCCGGAGACATATAATACTCATACTTAAGAAAAGTATCAACAGGTATAATGATATGCTTATCAGTATTAGGTCTCACCAGACGTATATTAGTAATCGCGTCTACAGACGATATTATGGATTCCCTAAAATGCTTGGGGATCATCATAACCCTACCAGTCACAAATGTGGAATAGCCCATCTTGTCATCATCAGCATACATTATGTACTGCGAATGTCTTTTGAGTTTAGTAATAATGGCATCAAGGTTCAAATCTGCACCTTGTGTTTCATATTCCACAACAGGAATGTGCTCAACAGTTGAAATAGGTAACTGTGATAACGCACTCTCCGATTCTATAACCATTGGTAAATATTTGGGTACTGGTCTAGGATGCTCCTTAAACAGATCAGCTATTACATCAACTGTATCTCTCGAAACTTCTGGTGGTGGTGTAACAATATTTACTTGTGTCTTCATTTCTGCACCAATTTTGTTCCTTCTGGTCTTAGGTGCGGTATGTTTCGGTCTAGCTGGTTCACCACTCTGGATATTATTTTGTTCCAAATGAGTAGTAACCTTTTCTTCATCTACAAGTTCAGCAGCCATTGCTGCCAATTTCTCCTTGTTGATCTTTCTTCGTCTAGAACGTGACTGGACATGGTTAGAATCACCATCGAATTGAGTTCGCTGCTCTTGGGCATTAGACAAACTCATACTGAATTCCGTAGCAAAGTCAGGTTCATGCTCCAGCTTATAATGAAGTTCGGCAAGGTCCATGTCAAACTTATGACAATAGTCCAATGCTACTTTCTCAAAATCATCTGGATCAACTTCATCCTTTGGTTCTGGTGCCACTGGATTTTTGGTTGTACCTCGCATGACGGCATATCCCACTATACCAGCTACACTAATCAATTTAATAAAATTACTGATGCTATCAAGTTGGATCCTTTCCTTAACAAAGAGTTTCTTCGGATCAGGAAGGTCCTTAACCAAGGCTTTAAAGCCAGTATTAGCAAATTCAATCAAACTATTAACAGAACGTTGATAGCTAAAACTATTGGGAGCTTCAGCTTGAGTTGCAGGGACGGTGGGAATTTCATCACACAAAAGTATGGTTTCTTCATAAAAATCATTCTCTATTAAGCGCTCAACACAATCAAGTGTGGGCACAAAAGAAATGTTAGAAACCATTCTTCTGAGCACGGCTGTGGTAGGAATCAGTCCTTGCATATGGGCATACGATTTGAGTTTAAGTAACAACTCAATTTGAACTGATCGAGGGATCGCTTCTTTCACTTCACAACCCAACCAACTAAGTGGTTCATCACTTACGGTAGGAACAACACCTAACACTTTGACAAGGTGCATTTCCTCTCTCAATGATTTAGAGATTGTCTCAACAACATTTAGTTCTTGCTTATATTTAGCATGCAAAGCAACTAACTTTTGGACAATACCATAAAAGTCCAAGATCTCACCAGTGTATTTCCTGGCAATCAAATCATAGACACGAAACTCACAGGCATTTATATCATAGACAGTAAGTTTATCATAATCAAGTCTACGACTCCAAGGATCATTATCTGGAATGTCCATACGTTTATACTCTTCTTTTGGAATGACATCAAGTGTCAGATCAAAGCGTCTTAAAACAGCTTCAGGACATCTAATGCTATCAAAAGCAAAGTTCCTAGTGTTTGTAGAGGCTATCACCAATTCAGCCACATTATATGTGGTCTTCTTGTTGACCATCTCAGCACAATGGAATAGTGTCGGTAACGAATGTCCAACTTTAACGATAAACATTTGTTCATTGTCTGGGTTACCAGCCACATCCTTGCACTGATCAAAATCATCAAGTATTATAACCAATTTCAAAGGTCCATAACCATCCATATATTTATTAGCAAAGAAATGCAAAAAAATAAAGGCTTGTGGTTCAGTGGCAAATATATGGCGATACTCATCAGGAATAATGTGCTCCAATACGGACGTTGCAATCATATTCATCAGATTAGTTTTACCGACACCAGGTTGTCCTCTAAGGAGTAACATGGCTGCTTTTACTTTGACCCTATTATACGAAATATTCAGGGATTCGAATGCCTTCATAAGATCTCTCAACTCTCGCAGGGAGCGAGTTAATATGTTTGTAAGTTTATCATTCCTTGACATCTGAGATTCACGAGCAAGTTGCTCACCATGTCTCATGATGGAATCGGTCAAACGGTACGTATCATAGGAATGTGTCATCACTCCTCTAGAAAACATACCTAACAGTTTACCAACTTCTATAGTCCATTCGGTAACTGAATCATGAAATGAATCAGCAGTTTGAATCCTTGACCATCCCAATACCTTAACCCTAATGAAATTAAGGGCATGTATAAAGAGATCTTTAACGTCAACAAACATATCCATCAAACTCTTTTTAACACGAGTATAATCTTTAAGGAATACTGAAATGGCAGCTGTCTTAATGTACTTGTAAACATCTATACCAGCTAATGAACCCCATATATCGACCAACAAGGTCACTATATCTTCACGAAACTTCATGTAAATACTCTGAGTTTGCACATTAGGTTTATCTGCGTATCTTTCGATAATGGACATTATTCTTGTCACAGCACCACCATTTAAAGCGGCTAGTGACGCGCCAACACCCAATACGATAGCTTGGTACGAAACTTCGTCGGTATACATATATTGATATAATGGATACGCAACAGCTCCTCCAATCGCGAGGAACTTTGCCCAATCTGGGATAGTACCTTGAAATTCAGACGCACTAAACGTGTGTTTAAGAGGCATTTCCATAGTAGTAGAAAATCTATCCATAAGTGCATCAATCTTATCATTGACTTGATCAAGATTATGGTGCATTGTAATTCCCGTATCAGCAACTTTACTAAGTGTCCTGTTGAATTCTCCAATTTTGTCTGGGAGAGAGAACAGTGCTGATTGGGTGTGATAACTACCAGAGATCTCAGCAACGCTAAAATCTTCATAATCATTATTTTTACGCCTCATTTTGGCTTTGAGAGCAGGTGCAATAGCCTTACTAATCTTCTTGCTCGCTGATTTCTGTACTCCCATCTCCTCATTCTTAAGTAGGATTTTCTCCTTCTTAGCCTGTTTTTGGGTTAAAAAAATTTTTTTTTGGTTTTCTTCTTCACCATCGTTGTTAACAACATCAATAGCAAATTTATTTTGGTTATTTTTTTTTGTTTTCACCTTCAGCGCCTTGTGCGCTTTACTAGGTTTAGGTTTAGGATCATCTTCGGGATAAAATTCCGATTTTCCTTCTTCATCAATCTCAAATACTTCCAGGAAGTGTGTCATAAGGAATCTCTCAACTAATAGTATAATCTCAGAATCATCCGTAGGTACGTGTAAAACACGCAAATTGGGACTAGTAACTAAGTATCTGTTAGTAGGATTACCATTATCAATCACTCGTAAAGTTTTGGAAAGGCGTTTCTTGTGTCCTTGTGAGACATAAAGGTTTGCGTTCTCAATTGAGACATTTTTCTTACTTGATGACTTTACTTGCCCTTTAGCGGGTGCCTGCATCTTGGCATTTGAAACTTTGTTAATTCTTTGTGTTGTATTCATATTGCAGTAAGCGTTTTTAAAAAGGTTATTTGCTCCGAAAAGACTAGATAAAGACTACCCTAAATCCATTGGTTAGCCAATGACTCAACCACTATTGTGGCGGAAAGAATCAGATTCCGACTGATAAGTACAAAATGTACTGGGAAGAAACAGATCCCACTGTTGACTTGCGCCCATTGCATAAAATCAAAGGGCTAGGTTCATAACCATGGATTAGTACGTGACGTGTACAAAACACTAAGGGTTTCATAAAATGGCTATTTGAACTACTCTGTATGTTCACTCTGTGTTAGTGTATGAATCTAACACACAAATCGACTGAGGTTGCCAACCTGATGTTGCAAACGAGAATCACTCGGGAATGGCCAATCACGGCTTAAAATAATATTATGACCGGATCAATAGATCTTATTAGTTCGGCGGACCATGCCAAGCTTGCACGTAGTTTGTTTACTAC